ACATATAATCAGAGCATAATGTTCTAAAAACAACATCAACTCCATCAGTGATTAAAGGTCCTTGCAGATAAACTGTGTCAGTTGCAGTGTGAGGGGTTAATGTTGTGCCTGCTCTATCCCATAAATTCTCAGCAGAAACAGAATCATCTACATATTTTTTATTGACTAAATCATTATCTTTAAAAGGGGTTTTATTGAGAGTTCCAGCAGAATGGTCTCCTGATAAATTTGGTATAATAAAATTTCCTGCTGGAGTTCCAGTATTCTTAGCTACATCATTATTATTTTTTGGATAGAACTGTCTAATTAAACTTTCTTCTTTAGTCGGCCTCCCTGAACCTTGTCCGCCCATTATCCTAATCCCTCATCATCTCTCTCTGCTAAATTCTTATCTCCAAGAAGTCCCTCGGGCTCAAGATATGGAGCTCTGCCTTCGTGCTTATCGTCGGCTCCAATTCCAGTAGTATTAGGCCAATCTCTCTTTAGTTCTTTTTCTCCAGGTGTATTTGCCATTTTAGCTCACGCTATATGAAGTATGAAAAATATAAATATTTTTCTATTTTCCTTTTTTCTTTTTGCAAGGCATCTTAACTTGGACCTACGTTAGATAATAAACACACTGCTTTTGGGTCATGCAATATACACTCTCCTTCTTCCCATACCCTCACTTTTTGGCCTAACCCTGGGTCAGGCATAGTTCGGGCTGTTATAGGAGTGAATTGCTTCCAAGTTGCAGCTTTGTTTGGTATCATAACAACAGCATAGTCTTTAGTGACTATTGTAGAAACTACTACGTTTAAACCGCAGAACTCCATCACCTTTCCACTGACTACTTTCTCGCTTGCGAATTGAGGAATTGAACTTCCTTTAGTCGAGATAAGCCAGCTTATCAAATACTGGTGCTCGCTTGGGTTTAAAAATAATACTGCTCCTTCAGGGTCATATCCATAGTCTCTTATCAATCTCTTAGCGATTAAAGCATGAGAAACTGGGTTTGTTGTTGTTGCATCGTCCCACTCATGGTCTATTGCATAAGTGTTGATATTTGAAACACTTCTGCTTTCAGTAATAACGTCCCATATTCTTGTATCAACTTGATGAGCCACTGCTCTTGTCAAATCTTTAATATGAGAAGCTAAAACATCAATATCACTATCTTTTATGTCTTCATCTGATAAGAAGCATTCTACAATATACTTTCCAACATGTGAATTGTCTCTTGTCCAGTTCTGCTCTACATAAGTTGGCAAACCTAATTGGTCTCTATTTGCAATCTCGCTTGCAGTTATCCCTGTTGTGTCTGTGCTGTCAAGAAATCCTGATGTTTTCGAATACCACCTGATTTCTCTTGCTGAAGTAGGCGACACTGTCACATACTTCTTCATAATGATTTCTTCATCAGCAAATCCTTTTGCGAGCTTATCTATGTCAATCCCTCTAATTTCAGCCATGCCTGGATAATCTGCCATTTTATCCTGTTGTGCCTGCTGCGGCACCGATGTTTAATATCATCTTTATAGTCTCCCCATTTGTTCCTGTCTCTCCAGCTATTCCCAAAACTTGAGCTCCTGAAAGAGCTGCGACTGGAACTTGAACAGAGTTCAATCCAGCACTACATAATGGGTCTCCTACTGTGCAGGCTCCTGAAAGATATGTTCTAAATATACCTTCTCGATAAGCTGCTAAAGAAATTTTTCCATCGCTTGCAATCTTCTCGGCAGCAGCTATGCCTGCGATTGCATCTCCAATGCCATCGCTTGCACTTGCTGTCCAAGGGTCTGTCAATTTAAGTATCGTTCCCTTTTCAATTCCAGTGCCATCGGCAACTGTGAAATGAATAGGGTGAGCTAACCTTGTTAAAAGTGTTGCTTCACTTGTCATAACTATTAGAAATAATAGCTTCTATAAATACTTTTCGCTAATTCCCTCAAAATCTCAAGAATTAAGCCTTAATTCTTATTTGGATCAATTCCTTTAGATATCAAGTCAGCATATTCTTTTGGCGTCAATTCTTTCTTTGGAGCTGGCTGCACTCCCATGTCAGTCTTGCCTCCAAGAATAGCCTGAGCCTGAGCAGCCTCGAAACGCTTTGCTATCTCCTCAAATCTCTTATTTCCTTCTTCTATCCTTCCTGCTAATTGAACAGCTTGCTCAATAAGGTTATTAGAGGGTTTTTCTTCTTCTTGCTTGATTTCTTTTTTTTCTTCAGTTTTTTTGATTTCATCTGTCATTATTATTCTTGAAATTCTGATTGTTGATATTGATAAGCATCATTTAAAATTTGATTAGGATTAGGATTTAAAAGTGCTTGTTGCATTTTAGTATCATAATCCACCAATTCTCTCTCAAAAAAAGTCTCATAAGCCACTAATTTATCAAATCCTTCCTCACTAAAAAGTCTGGGATTTTCAATAGTTGCTCTTTTTAAATCAGCATAATCACTATACATTTGATAAACTTTATCTCTATATAATTTCATATTAGTTATAGAATTTCCCCCCCTATTTATATCATCAATATAATTCTTTAATTGAGTTGTTGAAGTTGAATATTCCTTTCCTGCTTTTGTATTTGCTTCTTTTAATTCATCATTAATTGCATTTTTGCTGTTGAGAATTGCTTTAAATCCTCTGCTTAATTTTGGTCCTACTCCAGGAATTAAACTAAGAGGGTTATATTCTCCAAAAGCTTCTGCTGCTGCCGCTCCTAAAGTGGGCTGTGCCGCAGAGTATTTATACATCTGTTGAAAATCAGTTGATTGTCTTTCTTTTTCATATTCTTGATATTTTTTCATAGCTTCCTCAGTTCTTAATCCTTGAAACTCCTGCATGCTTCTTTCATAAGCTTGCTGTGCTGTGCTTGGTGCTCCTTGAGCCTGTTGAAACTTTTGCTGACCAAGAATATCTTGAACTTCCCCTTTATTATATCCTATAAACTCTTTTCCTTTATAAGAAGTTCCTCTAACATTTCCCTGCTCATCATAAATTAAATGAGGAGAAGTGTCAGGTATTTTTGGAGCTTCAGGAGCAGGCATAGTTTCAATAGGAGATGAAGGTGGCTCTAATTGCGGCTTAGGAGCTTCGTGATGTTCATCAGGTGCTCCTGCTACTGCTCCCTCTCCTTCAGGTATTCTTTCGTATCCTTCTCCTGTCTTTTTCTTTCTCCAGCCTTTTGCTGCTCTCCCTTTTGATACGCTTGCCATTTTATTGTTTATTTATTTCCTCATAAGTTCTTTTTGAAAAATAATAGCCGATAATGACTGCTCCCACTCCCTGAAGCCAGCCATTATGTCCTGTTGCAATTAAATAAAAAATTGCTCCAAGAGATAATACAGCAATTATGTCTCTTGTATAAATTTTCATTATTCTGTCCTCCCGACGCCAGCTGTTGTTTCATTTTGCTGTATTCCAACCTGTCCTGTGTTGGCAGCCTCGCTTTGCTGCATAGCATCTTTCATTGATATAGGCTTTTCAAATTCAACTTTAATTCCAAGTTGATTCCATAAATCATATTCTAATTGTCTTTGTTCAGTCATATATGGCTGCTCCCAGGTCATATAACCGACCTTAGCTCCTGCTTCGCTATACTCTTGAGCTCCGCCGAGCACTACCTTAGGAACACCTACTGCCTGATAAAAGAAATTTTCATAATATTGTATCTGTTGAAGCATTATTGCAATTGGCGGAGTTCCATAATCAACAATCTCCACATCTTTGCCTTTCATGCCAGGAAGAATTAATACTTCTCCTTTTTTCATGGCATCTTCATACTGGTCTCTTAATGTTGAGAGTTTAGTTTTATCATTATAATCAACATAAAGAACTCTAATCGTGCTTCGATGAGAAATTCTTCTCATATCAGTCATTAATTCATTTCTTGCGTCGATAATCCACTTAACGCTTTCGACTATTGAAGTTCCATGAATTTCAGAGGCTATTCTGTCATTGCATAGATGGAGAATTTTATCTTTTTCGAATTTCTGCCATTCTCCAGACGCATCTTGAACATCATATCTCTTGATAAATCCTTTTTTATTCACTACAATTCTGACTTTGGAAGGATTTAAGGGTTTGAGATTTAATAATAAATTTTTATTTTTATCTCGAATAATCTCACAGAAAGCATCTCCATTAATTTTTTTAGTTATAAGAAGGTTCATAAGAATACTTTGGAAGGTGTCTTCTCCCCAGCCTATTATATGGTCTAAAAGCACCTTGCTTCTTATGTCAGAAGTCCAGCCCCTGCCTACTGCCCACACTGCCAGGGCGTCTATGGCTTGTTTCAGCTCAGGAATTGTCTTATAATATCCGAGATTTTGAGGATAATTAGGATTGGTATAATAATATTCTTCAGCTGCGGCATCTTCAACTACATAAGGACTGACGCTATAATCCTCAATAGTCGAGGTTGTTGATGTTGATTGTGATAATGCATTTCCCATTTTAAGCGTTAGATATAAAATCTTTATTATTTTTTAATATCTCTAATCCTTCCATAGCACGATTTTTTAATATGTTTATAGTGTTTGAAGCATAATTCATGTTGGGATATCCAGCCATGTCATAAGATATTGCATAAATAGCAGCCAGGTTTGAGCATACATCATTTAATAATAAAGATGCATCTGAATTTAAGCCGGAATAAGCGTCCCGATAATTAAAAGAGCAATAATCACAGATATAACTCTCTGCATAAGGTATAAAATAAGTCTCATACTCAGTATTCAGAGCTGTGTTGACATCTGCTCCTGCTTTTATGACGACTGCCTGTGATGTGCAAAATATTCCCATGATTATAAAAATGGCCTAAATGGAGCGACCACTATAAACTGCGATGTTTCAAAGCCTGTATAATTTCTATCTGCGGGGTCGTGAAGGAAAAATCCCCCAGCGCCTGCGCCTGAATTTGTTGTGTGCAATTCCACTGTTGTTCTGAAAATATCCCCTGCCCTAAATATAGTTTCAGGTATGTTAATTATATGCGCTGAGCTTGTCCAAACATCTGGAGTTGTTGAAGATGTTGATGCAATTTCACTCTCTACTCCTGCCTTGCTATACTTTCTTAATCTTATTTCAGCGCGGACATTAGTATCCCCAAGCATTCCAAAACCTATATG